CCCCAAACCAAATATGAACAGTGGGCTCAAACAACAACAAATACCAAAGTAGCTTTAGAAAACTCAATAGACCCAACAAAGCTACCAGAAACAACGGTCTAACTCGTGCGCTTCACTATGCAACGCACAACATTTCACTTGTGCCCAGGAGAGCTATCCTGGGAGAAAGCTCATTTACACAAGCAGCTGACAGACAGGCATTCTTGGGCTCTCACCCCCAAGAAGCTGAGTTTATACAGCTTCCCGTTCCACCTAAGGACCGGACCACCCTAGTAAGGGCGGGAACCTAAAACGGAACTAATTAAAGTCCCGGTTTATTGACGCTTCTATCTAACCAACCATGTACATCATGGTTCCCAGCAAATAAATGCCAGGAGGGCTACCAATCCTGGTTAGAAGAATCAACACACAAAACACCTAATTAAAGGCATTTAAAAACAAGATTGTCTGAACAGGTCCACAACCATTTTATCAAAAGATGTGTTACAGGACATTATATGTCCATCACACATGTCTGAACAAACCAACTTGGCTGCAGTTCTGCCCAGGCCACGAACTATGTACATTGCCTTACCCCCATCTACCCCAGGATCTGTACATTTGCGCAGTTGGGTAGTGGGTTTTGATGCAAACTCAGGGTCATATTCACAATGTTTGCATTGAACCTGTGGGAGAAGGCGTTCAACCTGCCTGGCAATAGCTGAAGTTGCATGAATTTCACAACGTCGCGCACAACCATCACCAACCAGGTTTTTACTAAAGTAGCTCCTCAAAGAACTAGCCCCTAAAGGCTTGCAATTATCGTACATATGGAGGAGCACTTGTTTCTGGGCATATCCAAAAGCAGAGCAAAAAGATATAGCGCAAGCCCAGATATCATTGTAGGGAGCGCAGCCTTTGAAATAAAGATTGCTTCCACTCTCATAAGCAGAGATAGCTAATTCAAGCTCAGGTCTCTTCTTAATGGAGCGGAAGCTCTCGACAAACTTAGCAGTAGGCATAGCTCCCTGAGTTGCAGCATGAACAGGTTTTATTTGTACACCTGTCTCACCTGCAGCAAGACGATTGAAACACAAGGTGTATGAGGGCCCACTTGGACAAAATTTAGGCCCACAAACAAAGATACGGTCTGCTATTGGCATAGACCAATTAGCTGGACCAGCAGGAAGCATAAAGCTCTTACACCTTGGATCAATCAACATATCAAGAACACCAGCAGGATTATCGGAAGGACACCCAGTGTAACGCGCCCGCCAGTGTTCACCACATTGGTTCCAATCCAGGAGCCGGTGTTGACCATTCCGCCACATAGGCAATCTCTCGAGATAAAAAATACGGAGATTGTCAAACTCGTCCCGATCTTGGCGGTAATACAGCTCTTGCAAAGCATTTTGCACATTTTGGTGCAAGAGGGGTATTGGATCACAATCAGCCGAGCGTAGATATAGCAAGGATGAATATATACAAGTTCTATCTAACGCTGGCATGACTTGCCCCGAATCAGAAATGAGGAAGGAACGCTTAAGAAAATCTAACTGCGCGAGTGGTTTTGCCTCTAGCACAGGAGATAACTTATCACTACCATCAGTAATAGTGATTTTCTTCCTCGCCAATGTCTTCTTAATAACCTCACCAGTAAAAATTTTTTGCATTGAAGGATCAACTGCAATGAGGTTATCATCACCATATACCACCAGAGTCACAAAAGTTTCAAAGCGATTAAACTCTGGTGATGGAATTACCGTTTTGTACACATACCGTATGAGAATTTCATTAAATACAGAGTTTAACAATACGGTAAGTGCACACCCCGACGGGATCCCACCCCGAACTTCAAAAACTTGGGATCTAGCTAAGCACTTTCTACCAAAAATGGACATTAACAAATTATGCCTAGCTAATTGGGGAGGACTACCGGGCAGCTCACCCTTCCCCTTCTTCTTTAAATTGGGGTTGGCGTTGGAATAGCATTTATTTACCATTTTCCCTATAGCATCCAACACCTGACAAGACATGAGACCGTCAAACTTAGAATAATCACAGTTGTAAGCAACCGAATTCTTAGCAGCAAGACGATCCATCAGGAGCCCCCATTCACGCCCCTGAACAACGATGCCCACCTGACACGGCAGGCACCATCGCATATCTGAGAGGAATAAAGCCCAATGCAAAAATTTCTTTCTGAAAAGCATATTTTTGGGCAATTCCAATATCTCGAAGTTTCGAGTGCCAAGTTTTTGCAGAACCTTACGCTCCACAAGCAATTCGTCTTTTGGGCACTCAATGCAAACCATCTCAGGGATGCCCCCTTCAACCTGTACCTCCTCTTGCAGTCTGT